AATAGTAGCCATCCGATCCTCCTTGCTACGACAGCGTCAGCTGCCCGGTCGGGTTCAGGGTGACCGTGGCCATGACGTGCTCCTCTTTTGGCGAGCCGATGTTGATTTTGTTGATATAGGCATCAAACGACCAGGTCGTCGAGCCGCTGTCCGGCAGCACGATCTGGTATGCCAGCTTGACCTTATTGAGCCAGGTGTAGACCAGTCCTCCGGATGCGTTGGCGTGCGTTGCCGCCGCGATATCCCGAGCCAGCTGCAGCTCGATAGCGCTCGATTTCATCAGGCCCGAGGGCACGTCGAACACGAGCGTGCCCACCGCCTCGGCGGCCAGGGCCACCCCCACCAGGCTGTAGGAGGCCTGGAAGGAGCCCGGGCTGGCGTGATTGGTCACCTCACTCAATAGCGCCTCGATCTCGACGCCGTTCCATGTTTTCACCTGCGCGATACTGGCATAGGTCGGCGTCGAGGCCAGATCCCCGTCCCCGATTTTAAAATCAACTCCAAATCCACCATCAAAGCTCATTTAAGCCTCCTCTTTGTGGATGATTAGAAAATCGACGGCCACGCGATGCACCCCACTCCGGGTCGCCTCGCTCGCAAAATCGTCGATCTCATTCAGAAAATGAATATTGGCCTGGACCTGGCCGCCCAGCAGGCCGTTGAATCCGTTCAGGTCCTGCCGGATCGCGTTGGCCAGCTGCTTGGCCTGGCCGTAGCTGGCCCCGTAGCAGTCGAACTGGAACCTTGGCTTGCCCAGGTCGCCCGGTCCGTCGTGGGCCATGTAGCGCTGGGTGCTCACTCGCCGGTAGGTGTAGGCCGGATAGGTCGGCTGCTGGGGCAGCTCCTGCGGGTAGCACCGGTCCCCGGCCAGGGCCTCGGCCTCGGTCCCGCTGGCCGTCAGGTGGCTAAAAATCGCTTCCTCGATCAGCATCAGAGCCCCAACTCCTTCCGCAGCTCATCGGCGATGGCCTCCAGTATCCGCTCCTGATTCTCGTCAAAGGCGGGCCGCAAAAACGGCTGGGCCGGGTGATGCGGCGTCCCAAACTCCTGGTACAGCCCCCAAAAGGCCTCTTTGTCCGGCCCGACCGCAATCTCGACCTCGCTGTCGGACAACTCCAGGATCACCTGGACGATGCTTTCCGACAGTTTCCCGGTCAGCTCCGGAGCCAGCCGCTCCGCGCTCTCCCGCACCGGCTCCGCGCCGGCCTGGGCCGCCTGCTCCAACACGTCGCTGGCCGCCTCGCCCAGGGCCGCCAGGGCCCGGTCGACTCTCTCGCCGCCGATCACCTGGATCTTATTCTTCGCCACTGGCCGGCCGCTCCTCTCCGATCAGGATTATTTCCCGCTTCAGCGTTGGATCGTAGGTGATAGACTGGATGTCAAAGATCCGCTCGCCGTGTTTCACCCGCAGCCGGGTATCGTCCAGCCCGGACCGTTTCCGGATCCGGATCCGGCTCAGCCGGCTGGCCACCACCTGGTCCGCCTTTTGGATAAATTGCTCGCTCCCCGTCATCGGCTCGATCGCGCCCCAGACCGTGGCCAGCTTGACCCAGCCCTCGATCACCTCGCCGAATCCGTCCCGGCTCGGCCCGATCTGCTGGATCTCCAATCGATGCCTCAGTTTCCCGGCTCGCATATCAGAGCGGTGGCACGGTGTAGACGTGCAGCGTGACCGAGTTGGCTACCGTGCCGGTCACGTTGCTCGACCAATTAAGGTAGATCCGGCCCGCGTCGTCCCCGCTGGGCTGATTAAAAATGGCCGTCCGAAACGGGCCTGCCATTTTAGTCGTCCCGGCCGTCAGACCCACGGTCACGTCGTCGATCGGGTGGCCACCGACGCTCCCCCCGGTCACGATCGTCATCGTCACCGTGGCCGTGTAGCCGTTGCTAACGACCACGATCTCCCGGCCGTTATTTTTGAGTTTATGCCCATCCCCGCTGGCCGCCGCCAGCGTCTGGGTGATCCCGCCGTCCGTAATCGTCGTCGGCGTGATCGTATCTCGCGTGCCGTCTTCGCCTGCCTGCATCGGCGCCGCGTGGGACACCGGCATCAGCCCCAGCGCGCCTACCAAAACCACCAGGCCCGTAAACAGCCCGATGCTCACCTGCTTAAATCGTCTCATTGTATTTCTCCTTGTTGACCAACTCAAAAATTCCGATTCGCCCAGATCAGCGATTCAACCCCCAAGGGTATCCCCTTGATGATCGTCCCGGGAATCGTATCCTCCCGGTTCTCGTACCAATGGCCAAGCAGCAGCATCATCGCCTTCTTGGCCCACTGGGGCACGTCACTGGCCGCGTCGCCATACCCGGCCACAAAGATGATCTGGATTGGGTTCGTCGGCCGCAGCGTCACGCTCGGCCAGCTCTCCCCGTAGGCCAGCACGATCCGGCCCGGCTCCCCGTCTGTGTCCACATCGTAGCCATCGGTCGACCAGGTCGTGCTGTCGCCGTCCGAATCGATGTAGACCACCGACATCACCGATTGGAGTGGCGGCCGTGGCAGCAGTATCTCATCCCCGGCCGGCCATGCTTGCAGGCTCATCCGCCACGTCTGCGTCACAAGCGCCCGCCGGCTGACATCCTCCACATACTCCCGCGCCGCCGTGATCAAATCGTCGATAAAATTATCCTCATCCGCGTGATCGATCCGCAGGTGCGTTTTGGCCTCAGCGGTTGTGATCGGCTCCACCGCCGGCGCGCTCGTTTGCTTGAGGGTCAGCCGCTCAGTCGTCGTCATTCTCTGTCCACGCCCGAATCTTCTTCAGTGTCGCTTTGCCCAGCCCTTCGATGGCCAGCAGCTGCCCATCCGGCACCTCGGCCAACTCGGCCAACTCGAACCGCTCCAGAATCGCGTCGAGGATTTCCGCATCAACCCCCGGAATCACCGCCGTCTCCGGCGCTTCCACCGTCGCCGTCTCTCGTCCGGCTTTCACCGGTCGGGCATACCCGGCCTCGATCAATTCGATGGCCAGCGCCTGCTCCAGCTCGTACCTCTTATTCGCCTCCAGCACCCGCTCCGGCCCGGCTGCCAAGGTGATCATTTCGACTCGCATAGCTCTCCTAACTGTTGTCGTAGCTGCTCAGGCAGTTCCACACCAAACCGTTGTAAACCAGCGTCAGCGTGTCACTCGCGCCCAGGGCCACGTTCGCTTTGCACTCTATCGTGCCCCCGGTGCCATCGATGGTGATTACATCGCTGGCGTTGCCGTTGCGCAAAATCAGCGGCGTGCCGGCATTGATCGTCGAGGTGATGATCGCCAGCGTCGCCGAGCTGGTCACCGCCGCAGCGCTGGTCAAAACGACGACGCGGGACGTGGGCGTGATCGTAAAGCCCGCAGCCACCACTTCGCTCTGGGGCGGAAAATAGGGCAGCCCACTCATTACCACGCTCCCGCTCTGGGTCACCGTCCCGGAAAACGTCACATTATTAGCGTGCGTCTCCGTCACCCCACTTTGCACATCCAGCGTAGCCCCGCTCTGCATCTCCCACTCGCAGCCGGTGCTGCCCAGCAACCCGGCTACCCACTTTTCGCCACCGGCTTCCCGGTAGCACGGCACGCTGTACTGTGCCAACGACGTCCAGGCCGAAACCAGACCGATCAGCACCGCCGCCACCAAAATCAAAATCTTATTCCGCATGGTACACTCCTGTTCTAGGGGCGGCCCGGTGGGCCGCCCTCTTGTCTTGCTTACGCCGTGCCCTCAGCCGGGCTCGCGTGCATCTCCGCATCGATGGTCGATCCGTGGCTGGTCGGTTTCGCGTGCGCGCCGTATTTGATGGCGTACACATCTCCGGTGGCCGTGTTGGCCCCGCCCCGGTCGATCAACAGCTTCAGATACCGTTCGCGCGGTTTGTTGATGTCGATCAAAAACGAGTCCGCGTCATCTCCGGGCACGTTTTTTGTTCCGGTCAGGTCCGCATAAGCGTCAGCATCGCCGTCATCGCTCGACTGCTGCACCTTGGCAAAATTCGCCGCGTTCGCCGTGGCAATCGTGCCCACAAACATCACGCCCTCGAAGCCTTGCATATCTACAGCGCTGGAGGTCAGTGTCGTCCCTGCCGAGCCCGCCCCGGCCAGGATCATTTCGACCTCAGTGTTTTTGCTTAAATTCATATCGCTCTCCTTGCTACCTATTAGTTGCTACGAGCCCAACTGCACCCGCGCGAATGCTTCCTCCAACACCGGCTGACCGTCAGACTCCAGCCGACCAATTAGCCCGACCTGGTTCGTCTCGGCGTACAGCTCCATCAATAGCTGGAATTCCAGCGTCAGCGCATCAACGACCCACACGAAGGAGAAATCGCCGATGATGCCGACATACTGGCTCGCGGTGAACGTATTCGGCACGTACTCGCTCATAAACACCGGGACCCCCAGGAGCATGTCCGGCTTGCCCACCTGTGTACTCGGCTCCCAGTGATAAACTCCATCGCCGGTCACCAGCTTGTCGATCTGCTTGACCCCGTCCCGGTGAAACAACCACCGCGCCCGGGCCAGGTATCCCGCCTTGAGTTTCCACTTGGCTTCCTTCAATCCGTCAAATGTCATCGACGTAGCGGTGTTCCCGGTACTCACGTCTCGGCTCGTGCTGATCCCATCAGCCGACGCCGTGAAAACGCCCAAGGGCTCGGTGGCTCCGTTGCCGGTCAGGAGCCCCTTTTCGAAGGTGATCCCGAATTTGTAGGCCAACCTCATCCGCACAAACTCCTCGGCATTCGGCATCATGCGGATTAATTTCTTGGAAATCTTGATCCGCTTGGCCAGCCGCCGGGCGTCTTCATCGG